ACGTCTGGTACAGCCAGTGGCATTACTTACAGCATCAGTTACGAACTTATTTCGTAAGGGCGCACTATGTCGATGCGTTACCTAGCGGGGTTTATCTCCGCGTTCTATAACCCGTTGAAGGTGCCTGATGCGCCTACGATTGGTACGGCTACGGCTGGAGTTAATTCTGCGTCTGTGACGTTTACTGCCCCCGCTAATGTGGGTGGCGGCGCTATTTCTGGATACTCAGTTGTCTCAACACCCGGTGGATTTGTTGGAACGGGCGCATCTTCTCCCGTTACTGTAAGCGGTTTATCTACCGGCACAGCGTACACATTTAAAGTGTTTGCAACTAATGTTTACGGCCCAAGTCTTTTTAGTGCTGCAAGTAATAGTGTAAGCCCTATAGCTATTGGTGATGCTTTTGGCGGCGGTTTCTATGCCGGTCAAATCTCCACCGCTGGAAATAGTATTGCTGATTACAATCTAGTAATTGGCCCTGTGGCTTCTGCTGAAAATACAAGTAAACAATTTAAAACCACCAACACATCAACCGCTGGAGCTAAATCTGTTATTGATGGCCCGGCTAATAGCACTGCAATGAACGATGCAAACCACCCAGCAGCGCAATTCTGTGAGGGGCTTACGATTGGTGGATTTAGTGATTGGTATATGCCTGCCACAAACGAAATAGAGGTTTGCTATTACAACCTCAAACCGACAACAACAAGCAACCTTACAAGTTATGGCATAAATGCAAACGCAGTACCTGCAAGAGCAAGCAACTATACGGCTGGAACCCCTGCACAAACCTCTGCAACGGCTTTCCAAAGCACAGGTGCAGAAGACTTTGCTGCTGCCTTTTATTGGTCTAGCACTCAAAACTCTGTAGCTCCTCTTTATAAGGTAATTCAGCAAAATTTTGACGATGGCAATCAACAATTAGCAGATGCTGATGATTCACGCCGTGTCCGAGCCGTTCGCCGTGTAGCGGTATAAAGGAAAAATTATGCCAAGCTATTCAGGAATTTGGACATTACAGCAGCAGATGCAAGCAAAGGCGCAGAGCTTGTGGCCTAGCCCACCATTGATTATTGGTCAGGCTTATCAAGGCGGGTACTATGCAGGCCAAATTTCAACGGCAGGCAATGGCATTGCTGACTACAACCTAGTTGTTGGCCCAGTTGCTTCTACACAAAGTAGTTTGTTTTGGAAAACAAGTAGAACCACAACTGCCGGTACAACTTCAGTAATTAATGGGCCTACAAATAGCTCAAACATGAATAATGCAAGCCATCCCGCTGCTCAGTTCTGCGAGGGTTTAACTATTGGTGGGTACACAGACTGGTATATGCCAGCCAAAAACGAGATGGAAGTTTGTTATTACAACTTAAAACCAACAACAACTGCTAACAATACTGGATACGGGGCAAATGCGAATTCTGTTCCTTATAGGGGAGCCACTAACTATACTACTGGAACACCGGCTCAAACTTCAGCGGCAGATTTTCAAACAAGTGGCGCAGAAGATTTTTCAACTAGTGGTTATTGGACTAGTACAGAGAATTCTGCTACGACTGCATTTTTCTGTTACTTCTCTAACGGATATCAGGGCTTTGGCTATAAAGACTTTGCGCTTTTTGTCAGAGCCGTTCGCCGTATTCCAGTTTAATAAGGAGCATAACAAATGCACATCGTTGTAACTGAAGTAGACGCAGTAACCAAGATTCCTTGCACGGTAGAGCCGCAGCGTACAGGGCCATCCATGCCAGCCGTTAAGGGTTTGAAGATTGTTTGGCAAGACAAGTCCACATGGCCTGTAGAACTAGCCTCTGACGGTACATACCTACGTGCGCCTAAGTATTACGGCACCTGTGATGAAGACGCTGATACTACCGTTGCCGGTGTGTTGGAAGTCCTAGCAGAAACCGTATGGAACGAGCGCAGGGTTGTAGAGCATGAGGCTACTAAGCCTTACCCGTCATGGATTGGTTACTTAGACACGATGACTTGGAGCGCCCCTGTAGCCCGTCCTGTTGACGCTATTATGAACGGTGGCAATGTGCGTTATCAGTGGGATGAGGCGACACTTAGCTGGGTTCCACAAGCGTGAAAGAGTTCTACTTCATCTCTGGACTACCGAGATCGGGTTCTACCCTTCTGTCGGCTATTCTCAAGCAGAACCCTGACTTTTACGCAGACATTTCCTCCCCTGTGCAGGGATTGGTTACTTCTGCAATTAACGTCATTACGGGTAGCGAGAGTAACCACCTGATTGATGAAGAGAGACGCAAGCATATTTTGCGATCCACGTTTAATGCTTACTACGAGGCAGTAGAGCCAAACACGGTATTTGACACAAGCAGGGGCTGGACGGCTAAGACCTCGTTGCTCAAGGCGCTGTACCCAGAGACAAAGATCATCTGTTGCGTGCGAGACATACCTTGGATACTAGACAGCTTTGAGCGCATATCTGCAAAGAATACTTTATGGAACGCGACGCTGACTGATGACGAGGCAAGCCAGACGGTTACGACACGCTGTGATGCAATGATGGATGTAAAGAAAGAGGGTCAGGTCGTTAAGCCTTACTACTTCTTGGAAGAGGGTTTGCTGCTCAATCCTGACATGATTTTGTTAGTAGAATATGAGTCGCTGTGCAAGCAGCCTGAGAGCGTGATGCGCGAGATTTATGAGTTCATGGGTAAGCCGTACTTTGACCATGACTTTCAGAATGTAGAGTACGAGAACGAGGTGTATGACAAGGCTTTGAACATGAAGAGCCTGCATACGGTCAGGAAGGAAGTAACTTGGCAGCAAAGACCGTCAATCCTGCCTAAGTCAGTCTGGGATAAGTATGCTGGTAAGGAGTTCTGGAGAAAGAGCGAACCGGCTAAGTTGATGACGATTAAGTTTAAGCAATGAAGGTTTTAATCTGTGGCTTGCCGGGATCGGGCAAAACTACGTTGGCAGAGGCTCTTGCGCGGGAATTACAGTGTGTTCACTTTAACGCTGACGAGGTTCGTAAAGAGATCAACAAGGATTTGGGTTTTAGCATTGAGGATAGGATTGAGCAGGCTAGGCGCATGGGTGTACTGTGCGACATAGCAAGTCGGTGGGGGTCGGTAGTGCTTGCAGACTTTGTATGTCCTACGCCTGAGACTAGGACTGCCTTTGGTGCCGACTTCACGATTTGGGTGGATAGGATCAAAGAGGGTAGGTTTGAGGATACGAACAAGCTGTTTGTCCCGCCAGAGCATTATGATGTGCGGATTACGGGCAAGTTTGATTCCTGCTTCCCTAGCCACCACGCAGATGAAATAGCTACACAGATTAAGAAGATGACTAAGTACAAACACACAATGCAAGGGGTGTAACGTGGGAATTTCAAAGTGGAACGCCGGAATTATTCGCCCAGTACCTGTAGCGCCTACTGGGCCATATGAAACTGGCTCGGCTCCCGGTGTGTGGACGGTTGACCAGCAAGCCTACTGGCAGAAGCAGGGGCTGTGGCCGACGGCTGGAAATGTTCCTCCTACTTACATTGAGGACATGTTCTCTACGTATCTTTACACCGGTAATGGCTCTACGCAGACGATCACTAATAACATTGATTTAGCTGGTAAGGGCGGGTTGGTTTGGATTAAAGATAGAACATCGGCAGATGATCACTATTTAACCGATACTGCACGAGGCGCACAAAATACTTTATTTTCAAATACAACAGGCGCACAAACCACAGGAAACCCAAATAACCTAAATGCTTTTACATCTACGGGTTTTACTGTTGGTATAAATCTTAGTGCTTCTAGTTCTAATAAATACGCCTCATGGACATTCCGCGAACAGCCTAAGTTCTTTGATATTGTGACTTATACGGGGGATGGAACAAGCGGAAGGCAAATTTCTCATAACCTTGGTTCTGCACCTGGAATGATTATTGTTAAGCGCACTGACGCTACACGCAATTGGGTTTGTTATCATCAAGCGCTTGGTAATGGCAGTATGATTATTTTAAACAGCACAGCAGCGGTTGATAGCGCATCTGCACTTTGGAATAATACGACACCCACATCAACATACTTTACAGTTAATAATGACATTGATGTAAATGGTTCAGGAGCAACCTACGTAGCCTACCTATTCGCCCACGACGCAGGAGGATTTGGTCTTACTGGTACAGACAATGTGATTAGCTGTGGGTCATTTACTACTACTGGAACCATAGGCACAGTAACATTAGGCTACGAGCCACAGTGGGTAATGATGAAAGACGTAAATACCGATGATGGACTCGGTTGGTTTATGTATGACAATATGAGAGGTATGACGGGAACCGGAACAGGATCAACCGCTGCACGACTTTTGGCAAACACATCAGGAACAGAAAATCCAACTACTGGCGACATTAAAATTACATCAACCGGATTTGTTGCAGATTTAAATAGTAGTCGCACCTACATCTACATAGCCATACGTCGTGGCCCGATGGCCGTGCCTACGTTGGGTACGAGTGTGTTTAGTCCGCAAGTGCAAACTCCGACAGCAGGGGCTAACAATATCATAGCTGCTAGTAGTGGGTTTCCTATTGATTGGTTGCCAACAAGACAGAAGGATATTGTAACTGATTGGTATCAGACAAGCCGTCTAACCAATAACTATATGTCGCCAAACACATCAGCAGCCGAAGGCGCATATACTTACGGATTTGACAAAATGACTGGCGTAGGTGGTGGTGTATCTGGTTGGAATGCCACTTCAACTGTTTCGTATGCGTTCCGTCGCGCACCCGGCTTCTTTGATGAGGTTTGCTATACGGGGACGGGAACATCGGGACAAACATTTTCACATAATTTAGCGGCTGTTCCTGAGTTGATGATTGTTAAACAGCGTAATACAGGTAGAAATTGGACTGTATATAGCGCACCTTCTGGGGCTACAAAATACCAAGTTCTTAATAATGTTTTATTGGCTCAAGCCTCTACTGGCATGTGGAATGACACAGCCCCAACCAGTACAGTTTTTTCAGTGGGAAATAGTTTTGCAACGAATGAACCTGCTGGAACTTACGTCAATTATTTGTTTGCAACTTGCGCGGGTGTTTCCAAAGTAGGTAGCTACACAGGCACAGGCGCACTGCAAACAGTTGCTTGCGGGTTTACTTCTGGTGCTAGGTTCGTGCTTATCAAGCGCACAGATGAAAATGGCGATTGGTACGTATGGAATTCGGCTCGTGGGATAAGTTCAGGTAACGATCCATATTTACTGCTAAACGATACTGCGGCTGAAGTCACAGGCACCAACTACGTTGACACCGACACCACCGGCTTTAAAGTAACCGCAGCAGCACCGGCAGGTATTAATGCTAGTGGCGGTACATACATATTCTTGGCTATTGCTTAAAGGAAAGATCATGAAAATTCGTTTACGTTCAACAGGTGAAGTTATGCTGGAGAGTGAGTTCCGTACTCGTTTTGCACAAAACCTGCCCTCTACTCCTTTAACGCAAGAGTGGCTTAATTCTTATACAGGCGACCCAGCGGGTGACGTTGTGTTTGAAGGCCCACAGGCAACCGGCGGTACTGTGTATCAGTATTCACAATATGCTGGCGTTGAGCAAGACGAGCAAGGTAGGTGGTTCACTAAGTACGTCCTTGGCCCAATCTTTACGGATCGTCCTGCTACTGAGACTGAGCCAGCGCAAACGGCGGCGGAGCAAGAGGCTGCTTACAAGGCTATTAAAGACGCGGAGCAAGCCAATTCTGTACGTACAAGCCGCAACGAAAAGCTAAAAGAATCCGATTGGACGCAGGTAATAGACTCGCCGGTAGATCAAGCTGTGTGGGCTACGTACCGTCAGGCGTTGCGTGATGTAACGGCACAAGAGAGCTTTCCTTGGAACGTAACTTGGCCTGAACAACCGGAATAAAATATGGATCCGCAATTTTTAATTAATGTTGGTTTCGCCGCTGCCGGTTTCTTTGGTGGTTGGCTCATTAACAGCATGACCCGCTCCATTACGCGGCTTGAAGATAAGATGTCTGACCTTCCTTTGCTTTATGTCAACAAGGATGATTACAAGTCAGACATTACTGACATGAAAAATATT